GTTCATTACTATAGTTTAACAGCCGCAACAAACTTTTTTCGTCATCCTCCTTATCCCAAAGATGCTCAAAATGCCATATAAATTTAACATCGCTAATCTGGGAAAAATCTATATATTTATTTATAAATACCGAGTCGTGAATTATTACGGCTTTATCAAATAAATGATTTTTGTAGTAATAATAATACGGTAAAATTTCAGCCGCACCATTATATTTCCCCTGAATAAAAAAACAGTTCTTAGTAACTTCGCTAGGCACATTTTTAATATACTTGTAATCACTATTATCATCCACAACAATAATTATGTTTTCAGGATAAAATTGCCTTATTTTTGAAATGCAAATTATCCAATATAAATTTGTCTTATCATTTGTAACATGTCGTGTTATTATAAAACCTAAGCTTGACATTTATTTTAGCCTATATTATGTTTAAATTAAAACTCTACAATTTATCTTTTTCAAAAAGATAAATTTTAACTTGGTGGTATATACCTATAGATATCGAAAAAATCGTCCAAAGACATCCCGAGATGTTCATTAAATTTTTTCACTGCTTCCTTGCGTTTTTGTAATAGCATTTCAGTATTAATTCTTTCCTTTTCCTTGCGAACCCAGAAAAGGGTGAACAACACTGCATCGCAGATGTCATGTTTTCTCCAATGCTTATTTAGTCTTGTATATAAATCTCCCTTGAAATAGTTCATGGTCAGGTTAACAGCGGCGTCTTTGCGGTTATGGTAATCTAGGTGTCCGATGTCAAAAAATTTATGTACAGAGTTAGGCGAAATCAGTATAGACTTTTCCCGAAAACATCCGTAAATCAGCTGTTCAACGGCAACCAAACCTTGGGGCGGTTGTCTTTCAATTAGGATACGTTCGGCCTTATTTAAGATGACTTCATAGTTGTCGATAAAGTGGCGTATCCAGTCTGCAAAAGTTTTGCTGTGTAAAAGGGGGCAATTCGGTTTGCAGTTAAACTTAGTGATATCGACCAAATCAAACCAAACAATATTCTCAAAATCGTAATTTTCACTAACACTACTCAAAACAAGAGCTAGGTGCTTAATTCCGATATCTATGGATAATATTAAACGGTTTCCAGATATGTACATATTCTGGAAACTATTCTCGCATAAACATAAGTGGCAAACTCCGTTTTTCTCATCGTAATATTGTAATTCGACTTCGTTTTTGCACCTATCGCATTCGAAAAGTACTTCCATATCTATAATTTGTCTGTAATATTTTAAACTGATATTAGATTAAGTTTGCTTCTTTTCAGAATTTTGTGCGCAAAGGTGTGTACAATTTTCCGAGCGACAGCTATAGCAGAGTACTTTAGTGGGGAAGTTCTTTTTTGCTTCGTAGAGTTGGGCATGAAGGTTATGTAGTTTGTTTTCAAGTTGTTTGATTTCGGATTGTAGGTTGATAATTTGTTCAGAATTGGCGGAGTTCATTTATTTCAGAATAATTAATCTTCTTCGATTATGATGTCAACAGGGACAAAAGGTTTTCCGGTTGTTAGATCTCCTTTTCTAAAATAGTAGTAATTATCATCTGCAGAGCACCACTTAAATAACATTAGGGAAATATCCTTTCCTTTAACGGATTGTGAAATGCGATGTTCAGGTTCGCCAGTTTGCTTGCTTGCCGTAGTGATGGAAGGAAATTTGGCAATAAATTTTAACGTGTTTTTGTCAAGCTGAACTACTGGTTTAGAATTTTTATTCAGACCTGTTGCATATGCATGGATCATATTTTCGGAAGCAGTACACCATTCAAGATTATCGACAGAATTGTCTGTTTTATTGCCATTTCTATGGTTGACTTGTAGTCCGCGATAATCGGTAAATGAATATCTATCCGGAAGTGGGTGGAATGCATAACAAACAAGTCTGTGTACTTTGTAGGTTTTTTCTTTTGTATTAATCGAAAGGTATCCTTCTGAGCGACTGAAAGATAAGAAACGTTGTCCATTCCAAATTTCTCCGTTAGAATATATACGATGGGATGGTAATTCTGGCACGACTTTGTATTCTAGATCGGAAAATTTTTCTGATGGCCAATTAATTTTTTGTGTAAATATAGTATTGTGTCTACTTTTATTGCCGTTGTGTGAACTAATTGTGGATTTTTCTGTTATTTCAAGATTGTCAATACTGTTATTAGATGGATTTTGGTCGATATGGGAAACAATGTATTTGGGATCCGATAATTTTTCATATCCAGTAATTTGAAAAGCTTCCGCGACTAGTTTTGAAGCATATTGACTTTTCCCGTTAATTCTATAACGAAATTTGTTTGTACAAAGAGTTAATTCTTTTCCCAAGGAATTTATAGCTTTTCCTAGGGAAGAAATCCATCCTCCTTCAATTGCAACCCATTTTTCTTCTGCAGTATCTTTCGGTTTCGTACTAGGAATTTTTTTCAGTTTAGCCGAATTGCAATAGCGACACCCGCGTCTTTTGAAATCCTTGTATCTTTTTTCTATAATTTTACCGCATCTACATTCATATTTGACATTACCACTTTTGATATCAGGAACAAAAATTGGTTTACAGCCTTTTTCTAATAGCGCATCGGTAATTTCTTGTTTAGTAGTCATTTGTTTGTATCAAACAAACAAATATTTAAATCATTTTTACCTTTTCTTTGATTATAAGACGGGAAAACCTAAGGCACCACCGCTAATGCGGATAATGTTGTTGTTAACAACAGTGGTGACGAAGCGCCAAGTCTGAGGGAAGTTGGCACCGGAGCCCGAAGTACTCGACGTGGGAGCGGGAGTAATCGTTCCGTTAGCGGCAGCAACCGCGGTGCTGGAGGCAACAGGGGCAATGCTGACGTTGGTGAGCTTACCGTAGTTGGTCGAGCCCTTGGGATCGAGGCAGATAAAGTCAAGCGAGTACGAGTACATGTGGTAACCGGTTTCGAGAGGAATGACCGGTGCGTGGTACCAAGGCTGTACAAGCGAGTAGTAGTCGGAACCCATGTTGGACAGACGAGCGGTATTTTCATAGGTAAGCGATGTAGTGATAATCGGATCAACTGCCGCGTTAGGAGTGAAGTTGATAGTCGCGCTGGTGGCAGTGCCACTGAACACCGAGGGGGTACCGCAAGTGTAGTTAGACCACTGGGGGACAACAGTCGTATTACGGCAAGCGAAGAAGAGAGCCTTGATCGCGTGCGAGAAACGCAGGTCGTAAGACGGCTGAGTGTTCGTAAGAGGATTGAACGACTGCAGAGGGGCAGTCTGGACCTGCTCAATGAGGATATTACGAGGAGCACAAGCCATGCGCTTACGTTCATCGTTAGAAACGATGGCATAGTTAGCCCAAGTCTGGCAAAGCTGAAGCTGAGGAGCAACACCGCCGATGTATGCGATAGGCACGGCCGAAGAAGTGTTACCGGGGATCAGAGCAAGATTGTCGAGAATGAGCAGATCGGACCAGTTGCGGAAAGAGTAGGTGATACGCATTTCGTTATAAGGGAGAGCAGCGGTAGGAAGAGCAACACCACTATCACGAGAGTAGAAGAAAGGCAGAGGCAAGTTCAGAGTGTACGATTCAATGCTCTTCTTAGGATCAATCAGTTCATTGAAATCACCAATCATATTCTTGTAACCGTTGTTCTTACCGGCAGGAACAGTGAACGCGGCCCAGAAGTCGAGGTGGTAGTTATCGAAACGAGCAGCGGAAAGATCATTAAAGGTAATGCAGCACTCAAGAATAAGGTTGTGCATAAAGTTACGAGTCCAGCGGATGTAATTTTCTTGGCCAGTGACGTTGGCCGCATAGGGAGCAACCAAGGAGACTGCTGGAGTCGTCACACGAAGCCAAGTAGCCAACAGATAATCACCAGCACGAGAAATATTTACGGAGTGATCAGTACCGAAGTCGCCGTTTCCGTTAGCACGGGAGAGGACGACGGGAACGAGAGTGAACCAAGTAGCCTTGCGGGTTTCGCGAACGAAATAAGCCGTGGCGGAAGGACCTCCGTAGAGATACTTCTCAAGTTCATCATAGGTGGCCAAGTCAATGAAGCCAGAAGTGATGTTAGAGGTGCAGACAGTTGCGTTTGACATTTTATACTTAGCAAGAAAATTTTTTACAATTATTTTTTCTTGCTTATTTTGTTATAAAGAAAACTTAAAAGCACCGCTTTCTTCCGAATATACAGAAGATTTCGATGACGGATCATGACTTAGATATTTTAAGTATCGATAGTAAAATTCAACTTTCTTTCGAAAATGAGAGTAAGAAGCTTCCGGAATACAAAGAACGTTTAGAAG